AGTGACGAACACTCAGAGGCAAAAACATTTAAGCTGGAGAATGACGAGCTCTTTTACGAGCTGGAGTGCAGAAAGAAAGATGAGATCATGGCGCAGCAACGTTTTGATAGGGAGCTGCCAAAGTTTACATCGACATTTTATAAGAAAAAATTAAAAGAGTGTAGCGACGCCACGCAAGTAAAAGAACTGCTGCACCAAATGTCCGTTGGATAAGTTTGTTATTAAAGAAATAAAAGGCTTCGACAATAAACGCTTGTATTATATCGAGGCCGCTGGACATCGGATCACGAATAACGTGACAAATCGCAAAGACGCTGAACAGATGCTCACGAAACAAAAAGAGTATAATGATGGTCGTTTTCGGAACTCTTGGCACTTGTTGTAGTTATTTCCCTATATATATAGAGCTAGAAATAAAAAAATATTTTTTTGAAAAAAAATGCCGTTACCCGTGTTACCCGTGTTACTTTGCCCTAAAACCCCTTATTTATATAGACTTTTAGGGTAACATAATAGGTAACACTACTGTTTTCACTTATGTTACTACAGACTTATTTAACAAATGTTCCTTAATGGGGGGGTAAATGGTTTTTTATTTTTTTTATTTTGTGTCTATAGTATATAGAGAAATAACGAACTAGACCTTTTTAACTGGATTAACACATGGCAAGACGAAGACCTACTAAATCAGGAATACAATACGAAACACGCGGTAGAAGACCAGCTGATATACATAGCCCACTAACACGAAAGCAAGAACTGTTTGTAAAAGAGCTGGTAAGCAAGGACGGGCAGATAACCTTTAGAGAGGCAGCAATCAACGCTGGCTACTCTGTTGGCTCTGCACATACTAGAGCCTATGAGCTTACTAACCCCAGAATATCACCACACGTATGTCATGCTATTAAAGAATATAGGCGCGAGCTGGACGAGAAGTACGGGATTACTTTTCACAGGCATATCCGTGATCTGCAAACTATCCGTGATCTGGCGCTTCAGAATGGTGCTTACTCTGCGGCTGTTATGGCGGAGAAAGCCCGAGGCATGGCGCAAGGGGATATTTACGTGAATAAATCAGAAATACGGCACGGGAGCATAGACAGTATGTCTAAGGAAGAAGTAATGAAAGCATTAGAGGAGATTAAAAATAGTTATGCCCCAGTCACAATCGACATCACACCTGAAGAAAATACCAGTAACCGCAATAAAGCGAGAGAGCGGATTTTACAAGCAAGTAAAGGAAGCAGCGAGTCGCTCGAATTACAAACTGATACTAACCAGAATTGAAAACTGGGTGGGATCTGGAATACCAGATCTGTTGATGTGTGACCAGCTGGGTGCTTTTCATTTTGTAGAGCTTAAATATACCACAAGCAATAAAGTAGATTTACGTCCGTCACAAGTAGCGTGGTTAACCAGACACGGGAAGGGTTCGTGCTGGGTACTGGTGAAGAAACAACCTACGCCGTCTGATGTAGCAGAGATCTATTTGTTTAAGGGTTCTGACGCTGTAGATCTGAAGATGGACGGTTTGGATAAGGTCAAGCCAGAGTTCAAAGGTAAACAACCTTTTCAATGGGATAAAATTTTTTACTTGATTTGTCCAGTCTAATAGTTTATCTATGCGATATTGTCACTAACTAGACAGGAGAAAACTATGACAAAATATGAAGATCCAATACAACCTGACTGGGATAGCCTGAAGCTGTCCCCACTTAAAATGGTTACTTACTTGCAGATTGCTACGCTTCGTGCGGCCTTTAAGCAAATAGCTGGAGAGATCCAAGAGTTTGGCGGTAGAACTGAACTTCAATTAGATGGAGTTGAGTTTATGGGCAAGTATAACCAAAGTGAAATGGAACGTATCCAGCGCAGACTAGCTATTGTCCATGACAAATTGTTAGATCAATTTAATGCTGGTGGCTTTAAGGACGCCAGCGCTTACCAATTAGATTATTTGTGGGAGGAGCCAAAATGACTGAGCAATTTTACATGGTCGACTTTGAGGGTGTGTGTCTTAACCAAAGAGACTTAAAAAATCTTTTGCAAATTGTATCTGTTTGTTCTGATGCTGAGATTGATATGAAAACCTTATCTAACCCTGAACTTTTTAAAAAGTATAAGTACGTTAGAATTAAGCTTGCTGATATTCATGAAATTCTAAAAAATGTTAGGGTTTCTAAAATATCTTATGATGGTTCGGGTACGTTCTTGGGGGGTGAGTAATGTACGGGGATCAATTAAATTTATTCAAGAGCTCTTGGGCGGTTAATGAGGGGTTTAGTTGTCTTTACGACGAGCTTATCGCGCTGGTGCCCTTTGATGGTAAAATCCCACAGGGCAGATCTAAAAATAAATATTTGGAGCGCTTTCGTGTTGCCAGCAATTTATTATATGATCTGTTTAATAATGGCTTGATGAATAGACGTTCTCATTTTCATCAATTCTTTAAAGTATCCGTTTACTGTAGGGGTGGGATTGGTGATACCCAGTTTCGAAGATTAGATGAAAAGCTGGAGCCAGTTCTAACCCAGATCATGCAAGACGCCGCTAGAGAACAGGGGATCAAACAATGAAAATTATTCACATAAATAAAAATATCATACAGCGTAACAACAAGCGTGAAGAGCGTGAGCCCGTAGTTCGTGTAGAGTATGACTACTGGGATCAGAAAGCAAGGCGACAGAAAACGCAGACTAAATATTGTATGGAAGTAGAATTGCCAGCTAATGCGCGTATGGTTTACAGGCCAGATCGTCCAAGACCATGCGGAGCAAAATTATGGATAGAAACCAAAAGTAGGCTGGTTCTTCATGGCGTAAAGGGTAGGAAGAGCCCTTTGCGTCTGGAAGCGTGTGACGCTTGGGATCTATGGGATTGAAAGGGGGTGATGTAGATATTATTTTTAATTGATTGGTTCGGCCGTCTTATGTATGGATCAAAATATGATGAATACAGGAGCAGGATAGACCGCCGCCGCCGTAAATAAACGAAAGGCCAGTTGTAATTGACTGGCCTTTTTTATTGTGTATATTATAAGAGATTGTCACTAACTAAGGAGTAAAACTATGACAGCTTTAAAAGAAGTAAAACATCATTGTGTATTTTGTAAAGAGCCCATATTACCAGAGGAAAAGACTGGGTACGATGAGGGCAATAACCCAGAACCGTTAGTGCCCTATTCAAAGGGTAGATCTTGCAAGCAATGCACTGAAACTGGTGTTTCCGCCGCTAGGTTCGCAGAAATAGCCGCTTATGGAAAGATCAATGAATTTAAGAAAAGATCTAAAGTCGCTATGGACGCTGGTAATAAAGAAGCCATTGTTAAAGAATATGACGCCCTGATCCAGCAAGAGAAAGATCGACTAAATCAATATTACAAAGCGGTTATTATGTCTTTATGGATAGAGGCTAAACAGCGGCGTGAAAGAAAATAACTTTTTATAAAATTAATTATTGAAAAGTATAGGCATATATGCGACAAATAAAGTGGGCTGGTAAAACAGTCCGCTTTTTTTAACATAACAAAGGAAAAAACTATGAATGAATTTACATATAAAACAGATGCTTTGACGCATGGTATTAGTAGCGAAGCTGGGTTAATTGCTTCAAACTGGGCACGTAGGCCAGCAGATGAACGCTTTACAACTTTGCAAGCATTGCGTGATTTCAAGTTTAATGATTATCAGATGATGCAAGCGGACGTTCTTAACGTTAAGAATTTACATATAAACGGTGATGTAGATGAAAACGATATAAGACAAGGTAAGATAACGCTTGAATTTACTGATCAGAATAAACAAGAACATCAGGCCGTTCCTACTCATTGGTCTTTTGGCCAGATCAGTAGTCTAGCTGGCGCGCCAGCTGGCTATTTGCGTGATCTACCAGCGCCATTAGCGGCGGACTGTGTTAAATGGGGTTTATTAGAAAACAGAAATAAAGAGCTGGTAAAATCTTATAAATCTACAAAAGGCCAGTTAAGAGCTCTTACTGGATCCGAATACGGTCGAATATATGACTGGGAAATAGTAGCCGCCGTGCAAGAAATAGCCGCCGCTACCAAGTTTAAAATTCCCGGTTATATAACTGGATCTGAAAACGGCATGGCCGTCTATGATCCTTTTGCGCCCGTGACTAATGAGAGCACTACTATCTATGGATCTGATAGGGACGTTTTTATTTTTCTAGTAGATGATCTGAACCCTATTGAAATAGGCAAGCTTCCTAATGGTGAACCTGATCTTGTGTTTAGGGGTTTTTATATCTCAAATAGTGAAGTAGGCGCTAAGAGCTGTAAAATCGCTACAATGTATATGCGCGGCGTTTGTCAAAATCGCTACGCATGGGGTGTTGAAGATTTTAGTGAGATCACTATCAGACATACCAAATTCGCGGCGGAGCGTTTTAGCGATGAGGCCCAGCCAGCGCTTAGATCCTTTAGCAATGGATCAACTACTAAAGTTTTGGACGGTATACAAGCTGCACAAGATGCGCAAATAGCCGAAGATGAAGAACAAGCTTTAAAATTTCTTCAAAAGCGCGTAGGCCTATCCGCTAGAATGGCTAAGGCCGCTTATTCTCGACATGGTGACGAAGAACAAAAACCATTAAAAACTATCTGGGACGCGTCCAATGCTATAACAGCTATAGCACGCGATATTCCGCACCAAGATAATAGGCTGGATCTGGAACGTAAGGCTGGCCAGCTATTGGATACCGTAGCCGCTTAGATCCATTTATATATGAACCATTAAAGGCCGCTTAATGCGGCCTTTTTTTTATGTTATTGACGTAAACCTATTTTTTCCTATACTTGAATTTAAACATAACTATGAAAGGTAAAACTATGACTATTGAATACGAAGTAATTTATCCAGTTGACTGGCTGGATACTAATCCGACCAAAAAAAGATTTAAAACTATTACCGAAGTTGAAGACTGGATATCTGAAGAACTAGGCCGCCGTGTTGAACATACGGTAGCGCATAGCCAGTACACGCTCTCTGAAGAAGATCTGGAAGCGTTACAAGAAACCGAAAGCGCTTTGATTCAGATTAAGGAAATTTAGACATGGCTAGTTATGAAACAAAAGAGCAATTGAGAGAAGCGGACGAACATATATCACTTGCTTGGCACAAGCTTAATGTGAAGATTAGCGATCTGGCGTCTGACTGTGATCCGCTGGTGCTCGAGCATCTGACTATTGCCAGATATCAAGCCGCCGCGATCCATAATCAAATTAGAGATCTTTTAAACACGCTTGCTAAATATGAGAGCGCCGCCAGCTGGGCACGTTCTGGCGTATCCTTTGCAAAGTCTGAAAGACAAGCGCTCGATTAGATCCGCCGCCAGCTGGTGCATTAATTAAGGCCGCTTAACGCGGCCTTTTTTTATTCTATTGCAATAAACCTATTTTTTCTTATACTCAATTTAAACATAACTATGAAAAGGAAAAAACTATGAGAAATTACCCTATATGGTTCGATATCAATTCTTGTGCCTATGCTAGAAATAGCGGCGCGAAAACTGGTAATAAATCATTCGGCGTGATCCAGCACAACACGCAGAATATTAAGGTAGGTTTTAGCGCGATCAATTCACATCATTTTGGCGCGCTGGATATAAGCGTGAAAGAAGATCCAGAAAACGGCGTTAAAACTTTCCAGTTGTCATTTACTGACGGCCACACTGGAAAGAAAACGTTATTAAAACGGTCGCTAGTACGCCAGAAAACGCGCAAACACGAAGCGCTTATCGGTCTTGAAGATCAATTTGAAATGATAGACTAGATCCGCGCCAGCTGGTGCAGTTAAAGCGGCCTTAGCGCCGCTTTTTTTGTGTCTAATTGCCAGTTAATCACGCCGCCGTCAGTCTGCCGCGTAGCTGGTGAAACGTATAGCTGGCCGTTATCCTGAAACCGACCAGGATTTTTTCCTAGATCCGCCAGCCGCTGGCCATTGCTCGAGCTCGAGCGCTTCCAGATCCAAGATCCGCCGCCAGCTGGTGCACGGTTCACGGTTCCAGATCCAAGATCCGCCGCCAGCTGGCCAAGATCCAGACTCGAGATCCGCCAGCCGCTGGGCAAGATCCGCCGCCAGCTGGGCACGTTTTTTGTGCTGGGGCCCCAGCGTATCGGGTCATTTTACGTCGATCCAGACCCAGAAAATTTAAAAAAATAACCACTACCAGCGGTTGCGCAGACGTTAGCTAGGGCCATGTTTCGCACGAATATTTACGTAAAAAATCGCACAATGTTTCACGTGAAACATTGCCTAATAAGTAAGCAAGAAACAGAGTTCTTGTTAACTGCCTAAAAACCGTGCATATTATGCCCATAATTTAAGCATTTTTAGGGGCCCCGGATGGATCTGACTGAGAAAGAGGCAAAGCTCAAGTTACGACTTGCGCAAATCGAGAAAAACGAAAAGTGCCAACAGGACTTTTTAATTTTTGTAAAAAATATGTGGCCGGATTTTATTGCGGGTCGTCACCACAAAATAATTGCTGAAAAGCTAGAACGTGTTGCGAGAGGCGAGCTCAAGAGATTGATAATCAATATGGCCCCGAGACATACCAAGTCGGAGTTTGCCAGCTTTTTGTTTCCGGCGTGGATGATGGGAAAGAATCCTAAGATGAAGATTATTCAAGCGACGCACACCACGGAGCTTGCCGTGAACTTTGGACGTAAGACCAAGAACCTTATTGATAGTGACGATTACAAAGAGATCTTTCCGTCTGTTAATCTGTCAGCGGACAGTAAAGCATCCGGTCGTTGGGACACGACCTCTGGTGGTATGTACTATGCTGTTGGTGTGGGTTCGAACTTGGCCGGTCGTGGTGGGGACCTAGTGATTATAGATGACCCACACTCGGAGCAGACAGCGATGTCGAATACGGGTTTTGACGATGCGTGGGACTGGTACACTGGGGGCCCCCGACAGAGACTACAGCCGGGAGGTAGTATTGTTTTGGTACAGACCCGGTGGTCCGAGAAAGATATGACGGGACAGCTGATGCGTGCGATGGCAAAAGACGACTTAGCGGATCAGTGGGAGGTTGTGGAGTTACCGGCAATCTTTGAAGATGGCTCACCCTGCTGGCCGGAGTTTTGGAGCCTTGAGGATTTAACGGCGGTACGTGCCTCGATTCCTCCTAGTAAATGGAACGCGCAGTATCAGCAGAATCCGACGGGTGAGGAGAATGCGATTATACCACGGGACTGGTGGCAGAAGTGGGAGAAGGATAATATTCCCAATCTTGAATATGTTATTCAGAGTTACGATACGGCGTTTACGAAACGCGAGACATCGGACTATAGCGCGATTACGACATGGGGTGTTTTTTATCCGGAAGAAGCGGGGGGACCCCCGGCCTTGATACTTCTTGATAGTCAGAAGGACAGGTGGGACTTTCCTGAGTTGAAGCAGGTAGCGTTGGAGCAGTATAAGTATTGGGAGCCGGATACGATTATAATAGAGGCGAAAGCGACAGGGCTGCCCTTGACCCACGAACTACGGAACATGGGTATACCTGTTGTTAACTTTACACCGAGTAAGGGAAATGATAAGGTGACGCGCGTGCACTCTGTATCGGTTCTTTTTGAAGCAGGCATGGTGTACGCACCAGACACGAAGTTTGCGGATGAGATGATAGAGGAGGTTGCAGCTTTTCCAAATGGGGAGTATGATGACCTTGTGGATAGTATGACACAGGCTTTGATGCGGTATCGTCAGGGTAATTTTGTGCAGCTACCAACGGACGATTGGGATGAGGATGACAACAACGTGCAGGTAAGAGCGTACTACTGATGGCGGAACAACGGTTTGGTATTTTTGGTAAGGATGTAACACGGTACATACCTCCCGGATTACGGCCCTTTGCAAAAGCGGCGGTAGAGATGAATCCTGTAACGGGGTTTCAGCGTGCCGGTCAGGCTTTAAAAGAAGGTAAGTATGGCGAATCGGCTATGGAAACAGGCATATTAGCCTTGCCTGCCGGGGCGTATGCTTTGCGGAATGTTATCAAGCCCTCTGTTACCGCAGGGGTAGATGCCTTGAAAGAATTGTTTTTGTTAGGCGCAGCGGATGATGTTGCTAAAAAGACACCGGCGGCCAAGCAGGGTTTGTCGCGTCGTGAAGTGCTCACGGGTATGGGAGCAGCGGCTCTAGCAGCACCTGTTGGTAAAGGTCTTGTTGATCTAGTGCCCCCTGCACCGGTGGCCAAAGTTGCGAAAGTTGGTTTAAAAGGGGCCCTCGGAAGTGCAGCCGCCAAGGCACAAAAACTAAGAGATTTATATTTTGGTGCGAATAAGGTTATTAAGGAGGGGTCTTCGAGTCCAACGGGGGCGGTAGAGAGTTTATCTCAATCTATGAAGATTGGGGAGGAGATGGATTCGGTCACGTTGTCGATGAACAAAGACCTTGATAAAGTCTTAAAAGACGCGGGGGACTTTAGTAAGTTTAGTGATGATGAGCTTGTTGCTATGGCAGAGATGAAACTTGATATATCGCACATGATGAGAACAGGTAAAGGTCCTGATGATTTTGTTCGTTCTGGTGATCCGTTGAGAAAGGAAGATGTTTCCAAGGCTTTGGACGACGCGATAGACGCTCGGGGGTTAAGAAAGCAGGTGCGGGACCTTGGCTTAGAGAGGATGATGCAGTCGATAGAGTCCAAAAGATCGTTGAAGCCTAGCGCGGGTACGTTAGATATTGATTTACCCTCCGACATTATTCCGAAAATGTTGCCCTCCGGACAAGCAACAAAAAGTATTTTTGCCCCCGAAGCCAAGAAAGGCCGTCAGTTATTAATTGTGTCTTGTGGTGATAAGAAGTGCCCTGACGTTGGTAACATGAAAGCATTAGATAGATATTTAGGCCCTATCTTTACATCTATACGAAAAGCAGGTGTACCTGAAAACGTCGATGTTGCTATATTGTCCGCGAAACACGGACTTATACGTGCGGACGCTCCTATAGAGAACTACAATCAATTAATGACAAAAGACAAGGTAAGTGACTTTATAAGTAACCCTAATGAAATGAGCAAGATTGCAGAAACTATGCGGGGTTACGATAATGTTTTAGTTCAGGGTGGTGATAATTATAAAAACGTGATTAAGTCCGCAGCCGGAGATATACCTTTTACAGAAGTGCCCAAGGGTCGTGGTATTGGCGATCAACGTAGTTCTGTCGCGAAATTTTTGACGGAAGCAGCGGGGGGTGGGTCAACTACTACAAAACAAGACATTGACACCTTATTTGAAGCTATGGATGAAGAGGGGGCTCTTCTAGAGTTTCCTGAATTAGGTAAAAAACTAAATCGTTATACTTTTAATAACGATCGCGATGCTTTGATAGAAGCCATTACAGATGAGGATTATCCTGCATATGAAGCCGCAATGAAAGGAATGTTAAAACGAACATTCCCTTCCGGTAAAATTCCTGTAAGAAGAGTGGAGAACTATACCGAGCTACAACTTTTTGGTACAAAAGATCCAGAAACACTAGCCATGATGGAGCAGGCGGGATTACAGAAGTTAAAAGATCAAAAAAAGGTTGTTACTGAAAAACTTATTGATATTGACGATGTAAAGTTTGTAGGTAATCCTGCTGAAGAGGAGTTAATAATATTAGACACCCCTCGACAATTTAGAAAAGGTGCTATGATAGGCGATAAACAACTTTTATCCTATACTATAAATTTACCAAAAAAAGTAGAGAAGAAAGAAAAGGGCGGTATCGCAGGATTGTCTGATGTGGCACGCGATATGTTTAAGGGTCCAAAAGGTATTGGCGCTTATCAACCGTTTATGGTAGGTTAGAAAAAAGGAGTCACGTATGGCTATAGAAAAAGATATACCGGCAGATACCACAGCGGAGGAGCTGGCCGCTGATGTAGAGATAGAAATGCCCGGTACTATGGAGCCGATGGCGATGGTTGATATGGATGTTGAAGCGGAAAACATGGACATAGAGATTACTGCTGAGGACGATGGCGGGGTGACTATAGACTTTGAGCCGACCGATCAAAGAGGCATGAGTGATGATTTTTATGCTAATTTAGCGGAAGAAATGCCCGATAGAGAGCTTGGACGTATAGCAGGCGAGCTTTTAGGAGAGTATGACGCGAATAAAGCAAGTCGTCAGGAGTGGGAAGACGCTTATGCTAACGGTTTGGAGCTGTTAGGGTTTAATTATGAAGAAAGAACACAGCCGTTTAGGGGGTCTTCGGGGGTAACACACCCTTTATTAGCCGAAGCGGCAACACAATTTCAGGCACAGGCGTTTAATGAGCTACTTCCGGCGTCCGGACCTGTAAGAACAGCTATAGTTGGGGCCGAAACACGCGATAAACAGCAGCAATCGCAGCGTGTACGGCAATTTATGAACTATTACATCACAAATGTAATGGAAGAATACACGCCAGAGCTCGATCAGATGCTATTTTATCTGCCTTTGGCCGGTTCTACGTTCAAAAAAGTGTATTATGATGAAAATTTAGGCAGAGCGGTATCTAAATTCATACCCGCAGAGCATTTAGTGGTGCCATACGAGACTTCTGACCTTGAAACGTGCCCAAATATTACGCAAACACTACGAATATCGCTAAATGAGCTCAGAAAGAAGCAAATATCGGGGTTTTATCTCGATATTCCGGTGCTTCCGGGGCAGTCTGAAGGCGATTCTGTAACCGATGAAATCAATAGAATTGATGGTATGTCGCCCTCTCAGATAGATTATGACTGTACTTTGTTAGAATGTCATGTTGATTTGGACATTGAGGGCTATGAAGAGAAAGATGATGATGGAGAGCCAACAGGCATAAAAGTGCCCTATGTGGTAACGATTAGTCAAGATAATGGGCAAATATTGTCCATACGCCGTAATTATCGTGAAGATGATGATATGAAGCGCAAAATACAGTATTTTGTGCACTATAAGTTTCTACCCGGTTTTGGTTTCTATGGGTTGGGACTTATTCACACGATTGGCGGGTTGTCACGAACCGCCACAGCGGCACTGAGGCAGCTAATCGACGCTGGTACGTTGTCCAATCTTCCTGCGGGTTTTAAAGCCCGTGGACTACGGATCAGGGATGACGATGATCCGCTTCAGCCCGGTGAGTTCCGCGATGTGGACGCTCCCGGAGGGGCTATTCGTGACAGCCTAATGCCGCTGCCATTTAAAGGTCCTGACGGAACCTTATTCCAGTTACTGGGGTTTGTTGTTGATGCAGGACGTAGATTTGCCACGATTACGGATATGAAGGTCGGTGACGGCAATCAACAGGCTGCTGTGGGTACAACTATAGCCTTGTTGGAACAGGGCTCACGGGTGATGAGCGCGGTGCATAAACGCCTGCATTATGCGATGCGCTTAGAGTTTAAGATCCTGTCAAGGGTAATGAGCGAGAGTTTACCTGATGAATACCCGTATGCGGTAGAGGGTGAGGATAGTGCTGTTAAGGCTACAGACTTTGACGATAGAGTGGATGTTGTTCCTGTATCGGACCCAAATGTCTTTTCGCAAGCACAAAGGATTGCGTTAGCACAAACTAAGCTACAGTTGGCTGGTGCAGCACCTGATCTTCATAATATGTATGAAGTGTATCGTGATATGTATGATGCGTTGGGTGTCAAGGATACGGACAGGATTATGAAGCGTGTGCCCGATGAGGAGCCCACACCCAAAGATCCGGCGCAGGAGAATATAGATGTTATGGATATGGTGGTGTTGAAAGCATTTCAAGGGCAGGACCATGAGTCCCACATTATGGCGCATTTGATTTTTGGGGCGTCCCCTATGATTGGAAATATGCCGGCCATGGCTATAGCTTTACAAAAACATTGTATTGAGCACGTGCAGATACAGGCGGAAGAGATGGCGATGATGGAGATGCGTAATCAGGGGCCGATGGCGCCTGAACAGCAGGAGATGCTGATGGAGGCGATTAAGGCTAAGTTTGTAGCGCAAGGTATGCAGCAGCTCAGGCAGCTATCACAACAGGCCTCGGGTCAGGGACCTGATCCACTGGTGCAGCTCAAGGAGAAGGAGTTGCAGCTTAGGGCTCAAGCCGAACAGAACGATGCGCAGAATGATCAGGCGAAACTTAATCTTGATGCACAGAATCAGAGACTACGTGCCGATCAGTTCCAACAGCGGTTGTCCAGTCAGGAACGACAGACAGCAGCACGTATAGATGCAGCAATGCAAAGGGAGTTTATTAAAAGTAAAGGTCAGTAAACCATGAAACTACGGGAAAATCTATGTTCGATCCAATCACTATTTCTGCGGCTGTAGCTACCGCAAGTACGGCTTTTTCAGGTATTAAGCGCGCCTTTCAGGCAGGGCGCGATCTTGAAAGTATGTCACAGGATCTGTCAAGATGGATGGGTGCTGTGTCTGATGTGGATGCCGCACATAAATCAGCAAAGAATCCTACTATGTTTCGTAAGGTATTTGGTGGGGGCACGGTAGAACAAGAGGCAATCGAAGCTTTCGCAGCAAAAAAGAAACTTGAAGAGCAGCGATACGAGCTACAACAGTTTATTAAGTTTACGCACGGAACGGCTGCTTGGGACGAGTTATTACGAATGGAGGGGCAGATACGAAAGCGTAGGCAGCAGGAGATATATGATAAAAAGATATTTAGGGAAAAAGTTATCGGCATCGTGGCACTTACCGTTGTGCTTGCTGTTGGCTTGGGTCTTCTTGGCCTCTTCGTCTACTCCCTTATGGGACTCGACAGGGGATGGTTCGACTAATTGTGTTCGTAAACAAGGCGGTCAGGAAACGTTTGAATGGCTTTGTGCACATGAATTTTCT